CTATTTAATTGGCAATTCAAATTGTTTGCCTGGCTTAACGGCAGGTTCACCATTGGGGTTGACCCCGACTTTTTTAAGTTCGGCGGCAGCAATGCGGGCGATGGACGCCACCTTATCTCCTTCCTTGATGTCCATCAAGTGGACACCACGGGTGGCCCGCCCGGCTTGCTTGACATCCTTTACTTTGGTGCGCAGGACCATGCCATTGGCTGTGATGATTGTCAAATCATCGGCTTCCTGGACGACACGGGCGGAAGTGATAGTGCCAATCTTGTCGACCGCGTCCCGGGCAATGGTCTGGACGCCGCCGGTTGCACGACCTTTGACTGGATATTCTGAAAGAAGCGTACGCTTGCCATAGCCTTGCGTCGTCACCAGTAGTAAATCCCCATCCTTTTCGATTACTTCCATGCTGGTGACTTTGTCTTTGGTCCCCAGACGAATGCCGGTCACGCCACCTGCCGTGCGTCCCATGGAACGGACTTTATCCTCGGCAAATCGTAAAGCCTGTCCCTGTTCGGTGACAAGGATGATTTCGTTATCGCCATGGGTCAGGCGCGCCCAGCCCAGTTCATCCCCGTCTTCCAATCCGATTGCGATGATACCGGAGGGACGGACAGCCGCCAATTCAGAAAGAGCCATCCGCTTTATTTTTCCTGTACGTGTAGCCAGCGTGATATATTCCACCGTATCGAAGTTCGGTACGGAGACTGCGGCAGTGATATATTCTCCCGCATCCAGCGACAGGACATTCACCAATGGAATGCCTTTGGCAGCCCGGTCGGCATCCGGGATCTGGTAGACCTTTTCAGAATAGACCTTACCCTTGTCTGAGAAAAACAGCATGGTATCAAGCGAACGGGCCGGGATGAGGGTCAGGATTTCATCCTCTTCCTTGGTCAAGTGGCCGGTCACTCCCTTGCCTCCCTTGATCTGCGAGCGATAGGCAGCCGCCGCAACGCGCTTGACGTAGCCTTGGGCGGTCAGCGAGATAAGTACGGCCTCGTCCGGCACGAGGTCCGATTCGCTCAAGTTTTCCACTGCCTCAACGGCGATGTGTGTGCGTCTTTCATCACCATATTTTTCGGAGAGTTCACGCAAATCATCTTGGATGAGAGCCAGGATTTTCTTGGGGTGGGCCAGCAGGTCCTCAAGTTGGGCGATCTGCTGTTTAATTTGTTTATATTCATCCTCAATTTTCTGGCGTTCGAGGGCGGCCAGACGGCGCAATTGCATATCGAGGATGGCCTGGGCCTGGAGATCGGACAATTTGAAGCGTTTCATCAGTCGCTCTTTGGCAACTTCAGCATCCGGGGATTCACGGATGGTCTGGATGACAGCATCCAGGTTGTTCAGGGCGATGGTGAGGCCTTCCAGGATATGAGCGCGCGCACGGGCTTTATCCAGGTCGAATTGGGTACGACGGGTGAGAACATTCTGACGGTGTTCGATGAAGATTTGCAATGCCCGCTTTAGTGGTAATAGACGGGGTTCGCCATCAACAAGTGCGAGCATCTGGACACCAAAGGTGGATTGCAGGGCGGTGTACTTGTAGAGCTGGTTAAGCACCTTTTTAGGCTGGGATCCACGCTTCAGTTCGATAACGATGCTCATGCCGCGGCGATCAGACTCATCCCGCAAGTCAGAGATGGAATCGATTTTTTCGTCACGGACCAGATCGGCGATGCGTTCGATCAATGTGGATTTGTTGACCTGGTAGGGGATTTCTGTGATGACAATGCGGAAACGGTTGCCGTTCATCTCCTCGATATGCGCCTTGCCACGCAGGACTATCCGCCCTTTGCCTGAACCGTATGCGGCTTCGATGCCTTCCGTACCCACAATAATGCCGCCGGTGGGAAAATCCGGCCCGGGAATGAATTTCATCAAGTACTCGATGGGGACTTCTTCCATCGTATCGTAATTATCGATGAGATATATAAGAGCTGCGGCCAGCTCTTTTAGATTGTGCGGCGGGATATTGGTCGCCATTCCTACGGCGATACCGGAAGACCCATTGAGCAGTAAGTTGGGCAGGCGGGAGGGCAGTACCAGCGGCTCCTTTAGGGAACCATCGAAGTTATCGGTGAAATCAACCGTGTTCTTTTCGAGATCAGCCAACATTTCTTCGGCCATTTTATGCAGGCGGGCTTCGGTATAGCGCATTGCAGCCGGGGCATCGCCATCCACCGAACCAAAATTGCCCTGACCGTCCACAAGCAGGTAGCGCATGGAGAAATCCTGCGCCATGCGAGCCATCGATTCATAGACGGCCAAGTCGCCGTGCGGGTGGTATTTTCCCAGTACTTCGCCGACGATACGGGCGGATTTCTTGAAAGCAGAATTGGCGCGGATGCCCATATCCTGCATGGCGTACAAGATGCGCCGGTGGACGGGTTTTAATCCATCCCGGGCATCCGGCAGTGCGCGAGCAACAATGACAGACATGGCATAGTCAAGGTACGCCGTGCGCATAGTCTCATCAATGTCTGCCATTTGGACGGTGCCGATGACTTGCTTGACGGGCTCGGGTAGGTTGCTTGTGGGATCTGGTTCTACCATAATTATTTCCTCACGCGGTAAGGGCACAGCACAGCTGTGCCCTTATGGGTATTCGAATTAACGGGTGAATTATACCGCAAACGGCTTGTCAAATTGGAGGTGGACAGTTATAATCCCGGCTTGCTTATTCGGGGCGTGGCTCAGTCCGGCTAGAGCGCTGCGTTCGGGACGCAGAGGTCGGCGGTCCAAATCCGCCCGCCCCGACATTTTTGCCCTTTTCTTACTGGGAGGTGGAATTGGGCACATCCTATCAGGCGAGATCCTTGCGCATGCGGCCCCTACCGCTGTCGCTCCGCAAGGCTCCTGCCCAAGGAGTCGTGCCCTATGATACCGGTAAGAAAGCCCATCCTGCGCCACACCCAGATCGTCCGCCTGTCCCGCCTGTTGGATATGCTCTACAAACCCGCCGAGATCGCTGAAGAGATCGGCGTCCATCCCGACACGGTTTACCGTTCCTACATTCCGGCCGGCGCCCCCACCGTTGTCGACGCGCGTGGCAAGGTCTGGATCCACGGCCTGACATTCGCCAGCTGGGCCAGGCAGACCATCACCCAGCGCCGCGCCAAACGCCAATCGTTGGAGGATGGGCAGGCCTGGTGCATGCGCTGCAATCTTCCGGTCGAGCTGATCACCCCCACCCTCAAACCCGTCAATCATTACCTTGAGCTCCTGCAGGCCATCTGCCCTGTCTGCGGTACGCAAATAAACCGTCTTCGGGCCCGTCTTCACACTATCCCGGAAAGTGTGAAGCCATGATCAACAGACAGAACTACCTAGACGTGCGTGCATACATCCGCTACTGCAGCGACGTCCGCCAGAATTCCCCCGAGACCGTCGCCCGCAACCGTGCCCACCTGCGCCACCTGCTCACCTGGGCGGATGAAACCCCGTTGCCCAGATCCCGCCAGATCAGCCCCGGCCTGCCGACCTACATCCTGACCGCCCGCCTCGATGGCAAGGGTAAGCTCTCCCCCAGTTCGATCAAGAAAGGTCTCGAAGCCTGCCGGGCCTTTTTCACCTGGGCCCGGGACCAGTGGCCGCAGCGTTACCACGCCATCCGGCCTATCTGGGTCGAGCAGCTCCAACCGCCGCGCGGCTCCCGGCTCGAGTCGCACCTGGTCGAGCACAAAGCCTACACTGTCGAAGACGTGCTCAAGATCGCCCATGTGCCCACGGAAACGCTTCGCCAGGAGCGCGGCCAGGTCGCCGCCTGCATGCTCTTCCTGTCCGGCATGCGCGCGGATGCCCTCGCCACCCTGCCGGTCTCCTGCGTCGATATCGCCCGCCGGGAGATCCGCCAGTTGCCTGAGCTGGGCGTCCGTACCAAGAACCGCAAAGCCGCCGTCACCTTCCTGCTCGAGATCCCCGAACTGCTTACGATCGTAGAAAAATGGGACCGGCGCGTCCGCCTGCTTCCGCCTGACTCGCTCTGGTACGCCACCCTCACCCGTGACAGCACCACCATCACCGCTACTTCCGATCCGCATCTCGGCCGCGGCGATCTGGTCGAGCGCGACCTGCGCCCGGTCTGTGCCCTGGCCGGCGTGCCCTATCTCTCCCCACACAAACTTCGCCACGGCCACGTGCTCTACGCCCTCAAGCGTGCCCGCAACATGGCCGACTGGAAAGCCGTCAGTCAGAACGTCATGCACTCCTCCCTCACTATCACGGATAGCATCTACGGCCGCCTGGTCGACGACGACGTCCGCCGCATTATCGGCAGCTTGAACACCCCCGCCGCCATCGATTCCACCGCCGCCAAGCTCGACCAGCTGCTCGAGCTGATCAAGCAGCTCCGGCCGGCTGCCGCTTAACAAGAAAGAGCCTCCAAACCGTTGGAGGCTCTTTGTATCATCGTTATACTTTTATTGGGTGGGTGGTGGTGTAACCGTCCCTGGTGGTATCGCCGGATGTGTCGGCTGCGCCGGCGGGTCCGCCTGCACTGGTAACAGCAAATTCATCAGCGACTGCAGCAGCTGCGTCCGCTTCTCCGGGTCCAGTATGTATCCAAGGATCAAGTTGTAGATTACCATGGCCGCGCCCACGTAGGGGCTCAGTGCCGCCAGCAGGATCGGTATCCAAACACAAAATTGTTGGAATTCATTCCCGAAGGGCGGCGCCCAGATCGGCAGCACCGGCAGCGTGGCCGGGTACCACCACCAGGCCAGCAAAAACGCCACCACACCGACGATCAGCGTCTTCACAAAACGCCCCAGGTCGATGCTGGTCTTGATCTTGAAGGCCGTCAGCATCCACGGGATGCCCTTCTCGATCAGCCAGCTCAGCAGCGCGGTCAGCACCAGCGCCACCAGACCAATGATCAGCACTTGCACAGGGTTGAGATTCATATTCCTTTTCTCCTTTTCTTTATCCGGAGCTCTCGCCCCGGTTGACTCACTTGTGTAACAGGTTACTGGCGATCCAGGCGACCTCCAATAGCAGGTCCGCCATTGAGAACCCAATGGCAAAATTTACCGCCCGCTGGCTGGCCTTGGCATCCAACACGGCCCGGAAAGTTTTCAAATCTTCGATATCCTTACAGGGTTTCTCCAGGTCTTTGGCGGTCAGGAATTTCTCGTTCATTTCCGTATTGCGTTGGCTTAGTTTTGCATCCATCGCTTCGAATGCTTTATCAAGTGCCTTGTCGGCGTCCTTGAACCGCTGGTCAATGTGCTCTTCCAGCTTGTCCACGTATTTCTCGAAACTGATATTTTCGCCGGCCATGATGTTTTCTCCCTTTCTCTATATCTTCTTCAAATTCGCCAGCCGCACCCAGCCGCCGAAGACCGGTGCGCTCAGCTGGGCCCACTCGCCCGAGATCTGCTCCACCGTGACGGTCTCTTTCAGCTTCGTCTGCCCCAGCAGCTTGCAGCCGGCCTCGTCGTTCGCCGTCGCGAAGATCCAGGATGTCTTGATCACCTGGTACGCTCCCACCACCGTAGGGGTTGACGGAGTCGCCACTGCCACTGGTGCGGGCACTGGCGCAGGTGCGGATACGGGTACAGCAGGCACTGGCACGCCACCGCGCAGACCCTCGATGAACGCCTTCGAGAACACGCTCACATCCAGCGGCAGCTCCCTGCCGTACTGGTCATAACTGCCCGGCAGCTCGATCATGTCGCCGGTGAACTGGTGCCCCATCACCTGGCCGGGCAGCTGCCCCGCCGCCAGGGCAATATCGTAATTCGGCAGCCAGTCCGCCTGCAGCTGTGCCCAGCTCATTGCTGTGACCTGGCTCGGCTCGTGTTTGTACTGCGCCACCCATTGCTTATAACCCGGCAGCCAGGCGTTCATCCCGTACGCCCAGCTCCCCACGAACCCATTGTTCGTGTACACACCTGTGGCCGGGAAGCCGCCCCGCAGCGCCGCACAGAACACCTGCATGTGTCTGCTGATGTTCAGCCCACTTGCCGTCGGCACGGCTGCCCATGGCACCTTGCACTGCCTGGCGTCCGCCCACTTCGCCCAGTCCGTCCACCACTGCTCCAGGTCCGCCCATGCGAACGTGATCGGTAAGCCCTCTTTTTGGATCGTCTCCGCCACCCAGTCCGCCTGCATCGTCGGGCTGAGCGTGATGTCGTCCCAGTAGTATGCTTGCAGCACCATGCTGCTGTTGGTCGCTACTTCAACACACTGGTTCCGGCAGACCGGGTTGAGCACCCACTTCCCGCCCACCATGATCGGGTACAGCCCAACGATGACGGACTGGCAGCCGCCGTTCTCGAACTCCTTGGCGTTGATGTGGTCGCACCACACGCTCACGTCCGGTACCAGCACTGGATCTTGAATCTGCATAGTTTCTCCTTTACAGGTTCGCCACCACGTTGGTCATGAATCCCACCACGTAGCCGACTGTCGCGTCCGACAGGTCATTGTTCTGGATGTCGCCGTTGCTCATCACCGCCACGCGCATCTTCGTCGCCGCTGCGTCCGGGTTGGTAAAAATGTAATTCGCCCACAGCAGCCGGTTGGCATGGTTGGGCGTGCCCGGGTCTTCGCTCACGATCACATTTGCCATCTTCAGATTTTCCACCATGATGGAGGCGTAGAGCTGGGTGGAAAGGTAGACTTGGTAAATCTGTGCATCTGTTGTCATGCCATTCTCCTTATGCCGAATGCAGCGCCATCGCGTCCGCACTCCAGCCCGTAAGCGAACCGCCAATAGTCAGAGTAAAACTTATGGAGGTCGAGGCAGCAATAGCCCATTGAACGTCATAAGCTGTGGCACTCCCAGCCGCGTTTATTAATGGTGTTTGGTTTCTACCGGAGAATGTTACGGATGTACCCTTTATCAAAGTTACGCAAACAACAATGTCTCCTGGAACACAGGCCACGGTGAGACTAACAGATGCGCCAGCCCCGTTTTGATTTACCGGCGTTCCGAATGTCGCCGCCCCGCCGCCCTGGTTGATACCGTTCAGTGCCAGCGCAACCCCCACCCCGGCATAGGTAGTGAAGGTTCCTGTAAAGTTTGCGGTAGCCGCACCAGGACCGAGCAATTGCCCAACATACGAAAGGGTGCCAGATATGGCCTGAATTTGTGTGGGGGTCAACGAGTTCCAGAGTGGCACGAGAGTAGTTGCGTGGGCATCAAATGCATAAAACAAAAGGCATTGATTCGGCGTGACATTCACCACATTGGCATTGATAGTTCCACCGCCCACCGCAACATCGTTTGCCCCATATTTCTGCGTGATGACCTGCGCGGCGGTATAGAACAGCGGATACGGATGTAACAGGATATTCATCAGGTTTGGGCCACCAGCGCCTTGCGCCCCAAGCGCCCAGCCCGCGATGCCTGGCCCCCACCCACCGCCGCCACTATCCACCAACCAACCACCTGAGCCAGTGGTCAAGGAATGTCCAAATACGGTTGTGTCTTTGACAAGAGCCTGCGCCAGAGCAAATCCAGGGGCGGAGATGTAGCCGCTCGCTCCAATGCCGATTGTCCCTCCGATGACCGGCCCCAAAACTCTCTGGTCGAAGAGTGTTGATGCAATGGTCACACCTAGCCCGGAAGTGTAGCTTGGGTCGAATTTTACATACGTGCCAACGGGCAGGGAGACTCCAGAGTTGTTGTAGACTAACAGCGCTCCTCCGGGCAGGGCGTTGAAGAGATTGTAGTCGGCGGTGTCGCCGTTCTGGACTGGAATATGAAATGGCATGGGTAGCTCCTAATTGAACGTGTCGATCCACTCCAGGGTCAAATCATTGGGAGATCCGCCGCTGTTGTTGTATGGCTGCAAGTAATGCGCCACCAGCACTCCCGAGTTGGCTGTGCCCGTTGCAGTTGGCCCGGCAAACCAACCCGCCTCGCCAATGGCATAGTTGCACGAAGCCGCCGCGAACCACGCATCGATGGTCAGTACGTTCACGGCCACCGTGGCCAGCGTGATCGCCATGCGCGCTGCTTCCGCAGCTAGCTGGGTATCGCTTACCAATGGGGCAGTCGAGCCTGTCCCGATGGCGCAGTATGTTATGCCTACCGTCTGTAAACCGCCGATCATCTGGGCTTCCCAGTTCTTACCACCGGTCATAACCAGGTTGTGGACCGTGTTTTCATCCACCAGCCAGCCCTGCCGTAGTGCATAAGCCTTGGCTTCTGGCAGCGTCATGCCCTGCCAGAGCAGCCCGGCCAGCTTACCCGGCTTCCAGGCCTGCAGGATGGAGATGCCGCCAAAGGTCTGGCCGTCCGAATGGGTTAACTCAAGCATGGAAGTACCCCACTTTCAGGGAGCTGCCCACCAAGTAGGGCGGACTGGAAGCAGCCACAGAAAACGTGTCTGACTGGGTCTGGCTGTCTGCCGCCTGCAGCATTTCCTGCAGCACTTCGCCCGGGTTGTAGAGTGGTAATGGTTGGGCGTTTTGGGCGATCTTCATGAAAATATCCACCAGGCTGGGCTGGTATGCGCCCAGCGCCAGGTCGAATTCGGCGTAGCCGCCATTGTCTAGCTTGGTCGTCACCGATTGGATCAGCAGCGTCCCGTTGATGCTCTGCGCGGCATTCTCCATCGGGATGGTCATGCCTGAGCGCAGCCCGGGCTGCCAGACCGTGCAGTTATACGCCTTGATCCCCATCGAGTTGCCCTTCAGGAAACCACTGGCGATCAACTTCGAGGTGGTCTTGTCTGTTATATTGGCATTGTCGATCTCGCCGTCCAGGAAGCACGGCAGCCCGTACTGTGCGAAGCTATTGGCGTCGCTGAACCTGTCAGCCAGGGGCGCTTCGTAGCAGCAGGCGATCTTGATGGCATTCGTCAGGTTCGGCCAGTTCGCCGCCTGGGTCAGTGTCTTGCCGTTGAAATCAAACAGCACCTGGTTACCGGTCGGCACCTGGTTCATGACCGTCAGTACGCTCATGGCCGTCCAGATCGGGGTGACCTGGGTACCGTCGTTGCGCCAGACCTGGATCTGTGCCTGCCCGGTCTGCTCGTGGATCGCCAGGCCGATAAATGCAATGGGCGACTGGCCTGTACCTGCCACCTCGATGGTCTGATTTCCCGAGAGATACGTGCCGCCGACCACTTCCACGCGGTTGACTATCCCAGTCCCATCAATATTGCGGGTAAAGCTGCCCATCGGGAACACTGTCGCCAGGTCCTGGTGCGCCAGCACGTCCGAGATGCCGTACGGCGCCGGGTTGCTCTCGGATAGCCCGAAGTGCAACTTCTTGTTGTAGTCCACGTACCAAAAGCCGTTCGCTGCGCTGGCCAACTGGTCCAGGATCGCCCGCAGCGTCAGCCGGGCAAAGGTAATGCGGGGGTAGCTGTTGACCGCCCACACGAACGTGTTCGTGTTGATGATCGTACAGTAAGTGGAGAATATATCCTGCAGGATGGCCAGGTCGGTGATCGTAGAGCTTACGGGCGCATACGCTTTTTTGACACGGATGTGATCGAATAGGCAGGAGTAGTCCGCACAGTGCAGCGGGCTGATATCCAGGCGCGTCCCTCCGCCGAAACTCACCACCGCCCCCTGCTGGGTGTACCCGCCGAAGAGCTTCGTCCCGCTCACCAGGTCGGTGATGATCACTTCCTGCCATTCCTGAATATTCAGGCTGGCCACGTCGAACATGTAGAGCTCGGCCGTGTCTACCTGCTTGGTCAGGACGTTCGTGCAGGTCGAGCGTGTCGGATCCACGTGGGCGGTAACATCCACGCCCGCGATCGTGATCTGCGGGATCATCTGGGTCGGGTAGCTCATAGCCTGGTCCTGGCTCCCTGCAGGTTCACCGTGGTGCCCAGCTGGCGGATCACCTCCCGCGCCACCGCCCCCGGATCACCGGCGCCGTTCACGTTCAGGTAGATCGTATTGCCCCCGCCACCCCCACTGGCACCCCCCAGCGGCGTGAAGGTGGCCCGTTCCGGCCCGGCCTCGCCGGCCAGGAACGTGGTCGGCTTGTTGACGATATAGTCACCACCGGTCGCCTGCGGCTTGCCCTCTGTCCATTGGTTCGTGGTTGATGGCAGTGGAGGATTATCGATTCTGTTAACTTTTTGATTTATGCTTTCGTTGATAGTTACTGTAACGGTTTTATCCTGAATACCCGCCAGGTTATCTGCTATTGCCATAGCCTGTATAGCGGCATTATATTCATCCATCGTCAGCAACCCAACACTTAACCGGAAATCTAATACTTTTGTGAAAGCAATATTTGGAACTACGCCCTCCGCAGCAAGTTCTGTTTGTAGGTATCCAGCTATCATTTCGTCGGTCGCATCTTTGGCGGCTTTTTTTGTTGCATCAATCTGGTCGGTTTCTTCCTGCAACTTTCCATTGTAGTAATCTATTGCTCCGCCCGCGCCTTTATAGTTCTGTTCGGTGTCACTTAATATCTTTTTTTCGTCGTCATATGCCTTACTGTTCACACCATATTGCTTTGCAACCTCATCCAATTTATCGCGATAATATTCAAGGATGGCCGGCCCATTCTGCTCAAGGTTTTGAAAATAATCAAGATCGTTGGTGTAATCCGTTATATTCTTTTGGGCATTCTTCGTGGCATTGGCGATATTATCAATTCCCTGTTGATACGTCTTGGCGTAGCCGGTGATGAAGTCCAGCTCGGCGCCCTCTTGCTTATTGGCATTGGTCGCCTCGATCAGTGCGCCGGTGAAAATGTCGGTTACGGTGGTGGCATCAGAAAAAGATGCTTTCCACCTGCCTATCGTGTCAATGTCGGTTTGCGTCAACGCATCCATTTTGGACATTGAAGCGTTTTGGGCATCTTGCTTCGCAGTGACCATATCCAGTAATTGCGCGTAGGTCATGTAATTATTGTTGACTATTACCATGCCCGCCACCGCATCGGTGTCCACCTGTATCCCCAATGCCTTGGCCTCGTTGAGAGTATTTTGGCGGTCTGTGCTTTCTGTGATAGCCCCTGTGACCCCTCCTATTATGTCTGTGAGAAGGCCCTCCTGGACGTAGGCCTGTCCTGCTGACGCGTTGTGCTCATCCCAGGATGCCTTTAGCGCCTGCACCTTACCATTGTAGGTATCCAGCGCTACAGCGGCTTGTCCGGAATATTTTTGGCTAAGCTGATCCAGGATGATCGCATCCGCCTGCTGGATATCCCCGGCAGTCATTAACTTGCTGATCTGGTTTGTCAGTTCCCGGCTGAAGCCCATCCCGCGCGTCTGCCCGGTCTCCATCGCCTGCCCGAATCTCTGTGCCGCGGAAGGCAGGTCAGTTCCGAGCGCCTCAGCCATGTTCTCGATGATCAACATGTCCGGGCCCAACTGCTCGCTCGGGATATCCACGAAGCGTGCCAGGGCATTCGCCGCCTGGTCGATCTGTGTGGTTGTGAAGAGTGGGCTGGCTGCTATCTTATCCAGGCTTGCCGCGGATGTTTCCCCGGTTCGTCCGGTGCTCTCGAGGGTCGCGTTCAACTGGGTCAGCGCCGTCTGTTCGTCGGCTGCCGCGGATATGTCTGCCCTAATCGCCGCAACTGCCGCGAATGCCGCTCCGGTCATCGAGGTAAAGCCAATCACCGATCCCAGCAGCGCCGTGGTGGTATTGCCCAGCTGGCCCTCCAGGTCCGCCATCCCGTCCTTGGCGTCCTTGTCCCCCGTGCCCTGCTTGACAATATTCAAAATGATGTTTAAGAGCGAATCTTTTGCCATTTATGCCTCAATTCTTTGGCGTTCTCTTCGGTATCTCGTCCACCACCGCCAGGATCGCCTCCAACCAGTCTTCCGGTACGATTTCGTCCACTTCCCACGGCCAGAGCGCCTTCCCGGTCACCTGGTGCACCTTCATGGCCCGTAGCGTCTTTGCCATGTAGGGTTCGTCCGTGGCTGCGCCGACCGCCAGATCCTGGCAGGCGGCGATTATGCGTTTTTTACAAAGCCCAGGTGCTCCGCCATCAAGCGGATCGTCCGGCTGATCAGCCAGGAAAACAGGCGCGGGTTGGTCTCCTGGCTCTCGCTGCGCAGCCGCTCCACTTCCTCTGCCGTCATGCGCGTATCTTCCGGCCCCTGGCTCCAGATCTGGCTCAGCCACTCCGCCTGCTCTTTAAGCAGCCGGCCCGATAATGCTTCGCGTTCCTGCGATCGCTCGGCTGCCAGTTTTTTCTTCGCCTTTAGTTCTTCCTTGATCTCCTCCCGAATCCCCTCTATCTGCCGCCTGATCGCCGCATAGCGCTGCCGCACCGCTATCGGCGGGTTCACCCACACCTGCATCACCTGCCCCGCAAACTGTGCGTGATACTCCCCCAAATCCAGCGGCTCCACGATCTTCTCCGCCAAAATCTTATTCAGATCGATCTTCATGATTTATCCTTCTCGCCCGAGCCGGCTTCGAGCCGCCATCGGGCACATCGGCGGCCTTGGCCGCCGATGCTTATCTCAAGGAAGCGACGCAACTTGATTGACGTAAAGGATCTGACAATACTTTGCCGCCGTCGCGTCGTACTTGGCATGGAACGTTCCCACGATGATGTCCACCCCGTTCTGATCCCCGATCGCATCGAACTTGTCCCACACCCCCGCCAGGTCGATGTTGCGGGTCTTGTAGGTATAGGTCGTGCCTGGCGTGGTCAGCGCGCTGCCCTGGCTCTGGATCCGCACCAGCCGCGGCACCTTGGTTTGCCAGTTCCTCTTCTCGGCGATCGCACCGCTCTGCATCAGGAAGGTCATCTTGAGCGTGATATCTTCCGGCGTGAATTCCAGGTGGTCGAACGTGATCGCCCCGTTGGCGGTTTCCTGCCCCACGATGCCCGTCTTGATCGTCAGCGTGGCTGCCAGCAACCCTGCCATCTGCGTTGCCCCCATCGTTCCGCCGATCGCATCGATGTACAGCTTGCTTTCCCCGAAAGGCACGTCTTCCACCACCGGCAAAGCCAGTCCGGCCCCACCGCCGGTGAAGAACTGCGTGATCGTGATCGTGTTGCCGGCTATTTCCGTCGCGGTCGTTTCTGACACGGTCAGCGTTCCAGCTACACCCGTTGTCACCGTGTAGATGCCGTCGTTCAGGTTCGAGCCGATCACTTTGACGATCACGCCCGTCGGGAACACCCCCAGCCCGTTAGCCGAGTCGGTGATGGTATGGGTGTTGGTGAAGGCGATCGTGCTGGCCGTGTAGGTCGGCCCGATCGTCACCTGCCGCCCCAGCAGGCTGGCGCTCATCATCCAGGCGCCCTTGCTCTTGCCGTCCAGCGTGATCGTGTCGGCGAAGCCGAACTCCATCTTCTCGAAGTGCATGTCGTCGCCGGCTTCGAATGTCCGGATCCCGATCCCGGCCTGCACTGGCTTGTTGGCCTGGCTGTACCAGAACGGGTAGGTGTAGATCTTGCCGGATCCGGCGCCGTCCGCCACGCCCGTCCCTACTTTCTTGGCACCCAGCTCGAACAGGTACGGTCCCTGCTCGAAATTCTCCTCGATCGGGGCTAGCGCCAGGCTCGCTCCCAGGAAGGGGATGTACACCCGGTCCGCTCCCGGCCCGATCCCGATATCCTCCTTCGGGTAAACGATCTGGCGGTTATCCGTCAGGACACCCGGTCCGCGCCACACTGCTGTGGCCGGCACAATCGTCCCCGGTGTTACCTCCAGCCCCATCTGGATCTTCCGCATGGCCTTCGAGCCTGAGTTGGTATTGATGTTGACTGGCATGGCTTATCTCCTTCGACCGGGGCGGCTTCTAGCCGCCACCGGACACTTCGGCGACATGAGTCGCCGAAGCATCTGCTACATCGGCAACCTGTGTCGCCGATGCAACTTTCTTCCCGGCCTTGACCGGTTTGGCATACAACCCGCTGGCCAGCAGCAGCTGCTCGCCGCCGGCCGCCTCCACTTCCTCGTCACTCAGATCCCGCGCCGGGATCCCCACGATCGCACTTCCATCACCGATATAGCTCAACATGTTTTTCTCCTTCTGCCCGAGGCAGCTTCAAGCTGCCAACTTGTCCCGCGCTCTTTGCGGGATCGGGCGTATCCGCGACATGAGTCGCCGATGCTTATCCGCTCAGCGGGAGCGAGACATTCTCCAGAACTTCCCAGGTGACCAGCATTGCATAATGCAGCGGTCCTTGTCCTAACGTTACCGGCGAAATGTGCATCGCCTTCGTATTTTCCGGTAGCTCAAAATACTGCACCTTGCCGCCCAGGCTGCGGTTGGCAGTCATCATCTGCAGCACCCGGGTGTAGAATTTTTCCACGCCTGGCAGCAGCGCCGGGTCGACGGTCGGGGTAATGTGTATCTCGGTCGTACCGGACCATAGCAGGGATCCGATCGCTCCGGCAACGTAGATCGGCTCCATCTCTGGCACGTAGGTGATCGCGCACGGATAGACGCTCAATGCAGACGGGATCTCGCCTTTCTCGAAGGTGCGGTAGCTGGTCAGCTGGTTGTTACCGTCCGTGTTCAGCGTCCCGAAAGCCTTGCACACCAGGTCGATCCAGTTCTCAAGCATTGTTGACCGCCAGATCCCCAAGCACGTCGTCCGCTGCCTGGCTGAAGATGCTCTCTACCGCCTCCTCGTTGCTGTCGAAGGCATTCGAAAGCAGGAATCTCCCGGCGAAGCCCGGATGCGTGTGCATGGTCTTCCACTGCCCATTCACTCCCACGTGTACGCCGGTCGGCGTAAATCCGTTCTCCTGCATGTACCGGAACATGGCTGCTCCGCGTGCGTTACGAATGGTGGATTTGGGCGTCAGGTCATGTGGCCTGGCCCCATATTCGACAAAGTTCATCCAGAAAGCCGTTGGCTTGCCCTTCCAGCCCACGTAGCCGGTCAGGTTGATTCCGCTCCCCAGCACGTGCGTGCCGAAGTACGCCCGCGCCGTGCCTGTCAATGTTGGGATGTTCGGCTCGACTGCATCCGATAGCAGGCTGACCGACTGCGTCATCGCCGGCCGCATGTGCTGCTGCAGCAGGTCGTCCATCCCCTCCAGCTTCTGGATCTGGGTCTGCAGGTCGTCTGATAAAACAACTTCCTTATCGCTCATGGATTCCTATTTCCACTGGTAATTCTCCTGCGCCTGCTCCAGCTGCGCCTTATTGACCACGTCGTTGTAAAAGACCTGGCCCAACTGTGCGTCGCCGGTCCGCCCGGCGTACTGGCTGTCCGCCAGTTTCTTGGCCAGCGCCGCACAAGCCTTGGCCAGCAACCCGATATCCGCCGGTGGCACGTAGCGGAAGATCTCCACTCCGTTCAGGTGGTCGGCTGGCGTGGTGCCGTTCACGCCCCGGCTCACCGTAAAAGTGCGGTACACGTCCACGTTCGCTGCGGCCAGGTGCGCGGCAGCCTTGGTCTTGTTCCAGTTCCGGTACACGCTCCACTGCGTCGTGTTGATATCCACGATCTTCATTTTCTCGAAATCCACCCTGATCATCTCTCCCACGTTTGCCGCTGCCACGTTTGCCGGTGTCAACACATCGTCCGCCACACCCATCGCCTGGCTCAGCGTCGTGACTCCCGCCGTGGGTGCGCCGGTGGCAGTGATCAGCTCCTGCTCCAAACTGTCCAGGAACAGCACCATCCCCGCGCTGAGCTTCGAACCGTCTGCCACCAGTAGGGTTTTATCTGCCGCGGCCTGCTTGGTGGTGTTTTGGACCGTGACCCCCGTGTCGATAATCTCCTCCGACAGCCCCCACAGCCCCGGCACCACCACCCCGTCCTTGAACTCCAGCCACACCGCCATGTGCGGCGCCAGCGGCGCCGTCTCGAAGCAGGTGTAGGGTCCGTTCGGCCACATCCGGTCGCACGGCGTTGGCAGGTAATCCGCCGAGGTCAGTGCGGTCGTCCAGTTCATGATCGTCCCGGTGATCTCCAGCAGCGGCGTGGTCAGCTTCAGCATGCGCTCGCCGCTCCCGTCGAAATGCTTGATCTCGGCATACGGGATGAACGGCGCGTGGAAAGCCTCTTCGATCAGCCTCGAGGCCTCCCGGATGTGCCCCATCCAGGCCGCCTCGTCCCCGCCCGTCGTTGGGCTCAAGTCCGCCACCATGTCAGCAAACGTGCAGTACAGTCTATCCATTCGTTTTCCTTACCGTAGGGCTGGCCGAGGCGGCTTCGAGCCGCCATCGGACGTTAGGCGCCATGAGGCGCCGGGCGCACGGTGCGCGCCCTGTCGTTGCGTTAGAAACAGGAGCGGCGGCGATCCATGCTCAGGGCAAATTGTGTCGCTCTTATCAATGTCTGACCGCTCCCGTCGGCACGCCTTAAGGAAGGGAAAGGCGTAATCCGTCATGCCATGTAATACAGGTCCAGCAGCTTGGTGCCGTTATAGGTGCCTGCCGGCGTGTACAGATTTTTCTCGATGTAGGTCCCATCCACTGCCAGGCTTCCGCCCGAGTCGGCCGTCCCGTTGAACAGCGCCAGCAGCAGCGCCGCCGGATAGCTCACGATGTGCGGCAGGCCCACCAGGGTGGCCACGCCCACGCTGACCGTGTCGTACGCCACGCCCGGCGTGGTGTTGGTCGAAGTGGGTTCTGATGTCAGGCCGGTGCACGTGCCGTTGGCCGTGCTGATGTTGAGCGTGGCGTCGTTCGCAGCCGCGACCAGGGCAGTCAGTACCACGTTGGCGCCCGCTCCCCCGACCGAGAACATGGCGTTTACCGACGTATCGGCTGCCAGCGCCGTTATGATCTTGCCGGCCACCACCGTAGCCGAATCGCCGTTGGTCACTGCTACGTTGATTGTCTTCGGGCTGCCACTCATCCCGGCTGCCGTCACGATCACAGTCGCGTTACCGGTGAGGGTCACCGATCCCACTACCGTGGCGGTGTTCACCTGGGCGGTGTGTGCGTGCGTTTCCACCGGAACGTCGACCTCCACCACGGTTTTGAAAGCCTTGACGCCGGCCACCGCGCTGGCTCCCGATAAGGCGATCGTGTCGCTGATCAGCTCGTCCTGGATGTTGGTCCCGATCACCGTCACGTTGCCGGCAATGCCCGACACGCTGCCTTTGACCGATGCCACGCGCGGCACGTCCGGGGCGCTGAATCCGCTCAGGATCTTCTGCGTGGCCACGTTCAGGTTGGCGGCCGCATGCACCGCCGTCGCGCTGGCCACCACCGGGGCAATCTGGTAGTGCCGCAGGTGCAAATTCTCCAGTATTCCCACCGCGCTGGGCGGCAGATCCAGCTCGTTCAGCCGCGCTGCCGGCACCGTCACCAGCGCGCCATCCAGCGTCAGCGCTCCTGCGGTGATCAAGGCCACGGGGTTGGGCATCCAGCCCAGTAAAGCGTGGGCAGCCACATTGCCCGGGTTCACGTAGATGGTCACACCGTTCTTGGTTAGTCTCGTCTTTGCCATAATTTACCGTTCCTTTGTCTTCCTGGTGGATCCCGTAGGGGCGCTCCTCGAGGCGTCGCCCGAGCCGGCGTTCGCGTAGCATCCCCATCAGGGGACAAGCCGGCCGACGATCAGTCTTTCTTCGGCGCTGGCGCGGCCACTGCGGCCGGTTTCCGTACCGTCCGCTTCGGCGCCGTCTCGGCCTTGACGATCTTCTCGGCCGTCTCCACGGCTTGCTTGAGATAGCCCTGGTCGATCACCGTCCAATGGGCCTTGATGTGCGCAGCGACCGTGTCCGGATGGACCAGGAGCTGCTCGCCATCCTTGAACATCTTGACCAGCTCGGCCTTTACGGGTTTCCCCTCGGCCTTCAACTGCATCACCCCTGCCTGGGCCATCTTCACCAGGTCTTCCGGGTGCAGCAGCTTCCAGCCCGCTTGCCGGTGCGCATCCACTGTCGCCGGGTGCACTTCGATCACTTCCTCCGGGTCCTCCGGATTGACCATCTCGAAAAACCCTGCTTTGGTTGTCATACTTCCTTCTTTCTTTTTTCCCTCTCCTGAGTTTTGCTCAGGAGAGGGGTAAGGGGTGAGGTTCTTTCCTGCTTACTGATCACTAATCACTGATCACTAGCTGAGCAGAATGGCGATATTGTTCTGCTTGACTGCCGCGACGCCCCACAGGATCGCCACGTCATAGGCGACCCGGCGGTACTGCTTGTACATGGCGATCTGGAAGGCCAGATTGGAGAGCGGGTCTTGGACCACGATCACGTCGTCGGCCGCGTCGCCCATGGGCGGCATGGCCGGCGTGCGTGCAGCCAGCAGCAAGGCGTTCCGGTCAAACGCGCACAGCGGGGTGAAGTTGTTGCCGATCGTCATGGCGTTCGAGGTGGCGATCGTAACCAGCGCACCGGGCAGTCCAAGGGTGATTGTGCCGGGGGCGGCCACGCCCACATTGACCACGTACTTGTTGACCGCATCGGCGGCGAAGGTCACCACGTCGCCGGCCAGCACGGTACCGGAACCGGTCTGCAGCACGATCGCTGCCACGCCCGGGGCGGTCGAGCCGTTGGTCACGTAGGACGTTCCCGTTCCTTTCGTGATCGCTGTCACCTGGCCGGACTCGTGCAGGCTGAAGCCTTCCACCTGCCCAAGGGCGCCCTGGCGCAGCATTGCATCCGTGCCGGATTCGTTGACCTTCAGGAGCAGCGACTGCGTGCCGCGCAGTTTCGCTGCGGCAGCCGTGCTGAGCACCAGGTGCATATCGCTCATCGGAGCGCCGTTATCCGCCAGGATCTTGCGGGTCTGGGCCACGTCGGTGAAGTCACCAACGGTTGCGAAGGGCAGGGTTCCCGCCGTGCCGTAGGCACGCGAGGCTCCCTGGTAGGCGGCGACGACCAGCGCCGCTTCGATTTCGTTAACTAGCGAGCGGAAGGCCTGGTAGAACTGGTTCTGGACGATCGTTTGATCGTTCCCACCGTTCTTTAGGCCGAGCAGCTCTTCGCCCGTCAGATAGAACGGGTAATCGCGCATGTGGCTGAGGGTCATGGTCGGAGCGGCGACAGTCATGTCGGACGGCGAAGGACCATAGGCAGCCGGAGTCAGGGTCCCGACCGCGCCTTGCCCGACGACCGGCCAGCTGATCGTTTCGCCCAGGGCCGCTTGATCGGTCTTCGCGTTGCGGGATACCGCCGGGATGTACCCGACCAGCTCACGGGTGATCTGGTCCAGGGCGGCGTAGATGGTGGGGTATAGCCCATTAAATGTGTTTGCCATTTTTCACTCTCCAATAGATATTCTTATTTGATCTGTCAGGCTTATGCAGTCGCTCCAGCTTAGGCAGCCGGATCTTCGACGACTTCGCCACCGTTCCGGATGAAAGCCGCCTTTTCGACGGTTCCAAGCTCTTCGAACTTGGACCGCTGCATGTGCTTTTCATCCTGTTTGGGGGTCACGGGCTTCCCGTCCGGTTTGACTGGCTTGCGCCCGGCTATCTCGATCAGCTCGTGCTCGTGCGCTTCCAGCGCTTCCCGTTCCTCGATGGTCTTGGCCAGTTTCCCGACCTCGCCACCGTCCGGGCCCTTGGCGCCCTTGCCGTCCTTGCCCATCAGGGCTTCGAACTTGCTGCGCTCTTCGGGTGTGAAGTCACGCGCTTCCTGGTCGATCAGGTCGACCAGGGTGCGTACCTCGGCGATCTTTGCCGCCCGCTGTTGACGTAATTCGATCGTATTCATGCCTTTTTCTCCTTCGACCGAGGCGGCCTCAAGCCGCCATCGGGCATGTCGGCGACCTGAGTCGCCGACGTTGGTTAGAACAGATCCGCCAGATCCACGTAGTGCCGGTAGGTCGCCCGGCGCGCCCGCGCCAGCGACTGCGCCACTGCATCCGCCGCATCCCCGCCGCCTGGCAGGAGCTCCGGTTGCTCTGACGAAAGTTCGAGTAGTTTCGAGCGTACTCCTACGCTCGTCTGGGGGAACGCCCCCCATGTCACCGGGCTGACGTCGATCAGCTCGGAAAACACCAAGATTGTCCGCAGCGGCAGGATGTTCATATCCGCCGGATGTTCCCACTGGTCCGACTGCACGTTGAAGGCAAAGCTGCTCTGGTTCACGTCCCCCCTCTTGATCTTGGCATACATCGCCATCGCTTCCGGGTCCTCCGGGTTGGCGTCGATGGAGTAGTGCAGCCCGTCTGCCTGGTCGCTCAGCCGCAGAGTCTTGTTCGTGGTGCGTCCCAGCACGATGTCCCAGTTATGGTTCGGCGCCGCGATCACGTCCGGGTTGGTTGCCAGCAACTGTGTGAACGATCCCGGTTTGATGATCTCCCGGAAATACCCGCCGATCACGCTTTCCTGGTTGTACACCGTCGCCACCCCCTCGATCACCGGGTGGTCGTCCAGCAGCCCCGCCCGCAGCTGCACTTTCACCGAGCGGGTTTCGTAGGCTGGGTTGATCTCCAGGCTCTTCAGCTCTGCCGGCGTCTCGCCGGCATCCTTCAGGTGGGCAGCCGCATGGTTGTACACTCCCTGGCGGTCCTTGTCCGGGATGTCCACGCCGCCCATCCCGCCGTTCAAGATCCCGATGATCGACTGGCAGGCCTTCACGTTGGCCGCCCCGATCTTGCCATCCGCTGCTGCCACCATGTGATGCGGCATCTTATAGGCCGCTTTGGTCGTCGCGTCCTTGTCTGGATCCTGCCAGGCGAACTCGCCGCGATAATAGGCCTCGTCGCCGTCCGCCTTCAAATTCTTCGTGTTCGCGCCGCCGTCCCAGGCGCCGTCCGTCGTTGCTGTGTGATGAACTGCTATTGCACTCATTCTCGCTCCTTCACAGTTAGTTCCACGCTGCCAGCATGCACTCGCAGCCATCATGCGCCGGCGGGTGTCCCACGTTCCCGGATGGCTTCAACGGGCTGCTGGTCCCGGCCGGCTGGTAATCCTCGCCCGCGTTCAAAAAGTTCTTGGTCACTGAGACCACCTGGCCGTCCAATCCTGCACAGTAATTGCACGCATTGGCATCCGTTACCACCCACACCACCTCGCTAAATCCCGCCGCGACGAATACCGCCTTTGCAACCGCGTTACCTTCCCGCACCGATTCCCGCCCGGCGATCTCGTCCGACCTGGTCTCTTCCCAGTCCGCCAGGTCCCCGTTCAGCACTTCCAGTGGATCTGCCCCGCTGGCGTTCGCCTCGTCGATGGCACGTTGGACCATCTTGCGCACTTCCGCTTCGGAGATCCCGCAATGCCGTACTGCGTAGCTGTCCAGATACGCCTGCACGAACTGCTCGATTTCGGGTGTCCAGCCATCCGAGCTCGTCTCTTCACCCGCCGCCCCCGCCACCAGCTCCCCGTAGCTGCTGATCACCGGCGCAAATTGCTTCTTCACGAAGTCCTGGTGCCCCTCGTAAAACAACTTCAGCCAGGTATCCATTTGGCCCGCGTCTCTTTTTTCTTTCCTTTCCCCGGTCCCTGGCTTCAAATACTTCCCCGCTGCTTCCTTCACGTCGTGGATCTCACGCCGCAGGCACCTGGCTGCCACGTCCTTGATCACCGGCCGCTCAGCCACCATTAGCCGGCGCCGGGTCTCCACCGCTGACTTGGCTCGCTTCATCCGCTCTTCGGTAGAGAAGCGGTCCAGCAGGTGGCTTTCGACGATCATGGGGGTCTTGGAGTGGTTCCCGCTCTGGTCGTTGACCGTGTTCGGGTCCATCGGCGCCCCCTGCCCGACCGCCTGCATGTTCAGCGGCATCATGTACGTGTCGCCGCCGTCGATCGGCCCCAGATTCTCCAGCTCGCGGATGTCGTTGGCTGACAGGAAGCCCCACTGCCGCCCCTGCACGTACGACGTATAGCGCGCCGCCGTGTCACCCCGCAGCAACCCGTCAAACATGATCTCGTTGTAGTAGCGCTGGCGCTCCGCCTCGGTCAGACACTGCATGTTGACGTTCTGCTCCAGCCGAACTGCCCATGGCCGCAGCGTGTCCGTTACGTGCTCGATGGACTGCTGCTCCATGTTATTCAGTGTGGCGTGGATCAGGTGCATGATCTTGTGCGGTTGCATCCGGAAGATCCGGCACACTTCCTCCAACCCCCATTGTTTCGTTTGCACAAATTGGCTGTCTTCCGGCGGCAGGCCCAGTGTTTCGATTTTCACTCCCTCCTCTGCCACCGCCACCTTGCTGTGCTTCCTGCCCCCCTTGTAATCCAGGTTCCAGCTCGCCTTGATGTTCTCGAGCGCCTTGTCGCTCAGCCGGTTCGGATACATCAGCACCACTCCCGGCCGGGCGTCGTTTTCGAAGAAGCTCCCAGAATATTTCTCCGTCGCCATCATGATCGCAATGGCCTGCCTGGCCACCTCGATCCGGCTGTATCCCGTCAGCCCGTCAAAGCCAAATCCCGGGATGTGCAGGATCTCGTCCTGCGTGAACGCTATCGGGTCCCCATATCCCGCCGTGTACAGATACCTGCGTGGGCCCTCTGGCACGTCCCGGAACACTCGCATCCGGTTCGGCAGCAGTGGCCACAGTTCCACGAGTTCGCCGGCTTTGGAGTAGATCTTCTGCGAATATGAATTGCCCCAGCCGGCCAGGTGCCCGATCACGATCTCCCGGTAGTTCATGCTGGTCATTTCCGGGTTGGGCGTGTCGTGCAGCAGCTCGAACAGCGGATGGTTTACCGCCTGCATGGCTGCCTTTCCCTTCCCCTTCGCCAGCCGGTCGTACAGGTACCACGGCAGTGAGCCGATATCCTCTGTCAGCACGATGATGCAGGCCAGCACCGCCGGCACACCCAGGGCGCTGTCCGGTGTGACCGCGTCGCCCGTCCACGTCGCCTGGTCCTGTCCCATGAAGTTCCACCGGCGCTCCACTCCACGTCCGCGCGGCGCGGTCTGTGCCTCCACGGCCCGATCGGTGTACCGCATGTCTGCCAGATGCTTCAGCATCTTATCCGCCTCCCGCCGGCGTGACTGACCAGATGGCCAGCCCGATCAGAATTGTCCCCACCGCCGCGAATGCCCAGCCCACGCCGATCGCCAGGGTTAGCCCCAAGAACAAAAAAAGCAGTCCGACGCCGAATAGCGCGTCGGTCGTTTCGATGGAAACGAAAAATTTTTTACGTGCTTGGATCTGGGGCGTTTCGGTTGCAGGTTGCTGAGGCAGGGTCATGCGACTCCAGCTTACGTGTCCAGCGCTTTTGGCTGGAAAACAAAAACGCCCGCCAGAGCGGACCATTGCTGATCCAATCTGGCGGGCGGTACTCCGTCGAACCCGTGAAGATGTATGGGTAGGGGCGCAAGGCTTGCGCCCTGTCGTCCATCACACCCAGTTGTCTTTTATCTTAGCACAAGTTTCCTAACTTTACAATAGGCAAATATTCGTCATAAGTAAACACTACCCGGGTTTCACCTGATCTCAAGCGGTATTTATACTTGCAAATGGCATGTACTTTCTCTGCTCTTCCCTCTGTGCCTACTTCCAACGTGCCAGTCCAGCCGCGATGAAAAACTTTTGCTGCATCTGGATCTGCCATTATTTCAATCGTTCCTTTGGCCATGTCAGCTCATCAGCTTTTCAATCACCCAATCGAACAGCTCATCCAATTCTAACTGGGTAGGTGCCATCACTTTTATTCCCGGACCTACCTGCCCAAGTCCATGAGATTGACCATTTACAAAAATCGGAATGAAAGCAGTCCAGTCCGAGTGTCCTGGATCGATTGTATAAGCGTTAATTGCTTGGGGCAACACTTTGAATTTTTCCATTTTTTCCTTCCTTCCACTTGCCAATTATAACCTTCACGAATAACGATTTACGTTTTTCGTTTTACGTTTTATATCATCACCAGTCCTCTCCCCTCGTACACGCTCCCCGCCTCGCCCTGGTTCCGCAGCCCCCGGTCCAGCCCCATGATCAGCGCCACCATTCCATCGATCTTCTCCTTGCTCTTCAACTTGTCCGGCTTGATGTTCCCGGCCGGATCTCCCACCGCGATCAGGTTATCCGCCATCCACGTCAGCACCGGGTTATCGCCGTGCGCGATCTCGTGCCTGGCCACCATCCGTTCCAGGTCCTTCATCGGTGCGCTCAGTGAGCCGTAACCCTGCCTAAATGCCACCATCTGCAGCCCCATGTCGGCTAGTTTCGGCTCGATCCCCACCGCTCCCCATGGATCGAATGGCACCTCCATCACCTGGAACTGTTGAGCATCCTCCCCCAGTTCCTCCAGGATCCACGCCTGGTCCACCGTATTTCCCGGCGTCGCCGTGATATACCCTTCTTCCACCCATGCATCGTATGGCACTCCGTCGTCCTTGCTGCGCTCCAGGATGTTGTCTTCCGGGATCCAGAACCGGCAGATCACGAACCAGGGCTCATCCTCCGTCAGCGGCGGGAACACGTGCACCAGTGCCGTGATGTCCGAGCTGTTACTTAGGTCTAGCCCGCTGTAACACGGCCGTCCGGCCACGTGCTCGGGCAGTTTCAGCGCCGGCACCGGCCCCGCGCACGCCCCCCAGACATCCATGTTCATCCACTTCACCTCGCTGTGCACCCAGATATTTAACTCTAATTGCTTGAAGGCGTTCAGCGCCCTGGTCATGCTCTTCGCCCGCGCCGCCTTCGTGCGCACGTCCGCCCATTTCTTGCTCACGCCCAGATTGGGGTTGGACTTGAACCAGACCTTCTCGTCCTGCCAATCGTCGTCCTCGTCCAGCGTGAAAATGATCCCGAACCAGCTATCGTCTTCCACGCTCCCTTCCAGCACCTGTCGGGTGTACTCGTGCTTCTCCCAGCACACGCTCTGCCGGTTCGTGCCGGCCGTGGTGATCGCAATGATCATCGGCTGCCGCCGGCTGCCGGTGGCCGTCTCCAACACATCCCATACCATCCTGGTCTTGTGCGCGTGCAGCTCGTCCAGCAGTGCCGCGTGCACGTTCAGCCCGTCCATCGTATCGCTGTCCGCTCCTAGCGGCTCGAATTTCTGATCCCGCTCCGCGCAGTGCAGGTTGTCTCTGTAGGCAACCACACCATGCCTTTTGAGCGTCTTGCTTTTATTGACCATCCGCATCGCTTCGCTGTGCACGATCCGCGCCTGGTCCCGCTTCGTCGCCGCCGTGTAGCACTCCGCACCTGGCTCCCCGCCCGCCACTTCGTCGGCAAACGCCAGGTACAGCATGATCCCGGCCGCCCAGGTGCTCTTTCCGTTCTTCCTGGCCACCTCCAGGTACGCCGTTCGGAACCTGCGCGTGCCTGAACTGTCCTCGCGCTGGCCGTTCTTCTCGACGATCCAGCGTTTATGCTCCGCCCGCTTCCACCCGAACAGGGTCCACGTGATGAACATTTGCCAGGGCTGCAGCACCAGCGGCTGCCCGGCCCACTCGCCTTTGCTGTGCCGTAAGACCGCGAAGAAGTTCAGAGCGCGCTGCGCCGCAGCCTGGTCGAACACCAGCCCGCGCGCCGCACCGTTCTGCAGGTCGTCCAGGTGTCGCTGGCAGGCCTGGCGCACCAGCTTGCACGCCACGATCCTTCCGGCAACCACGTCCCGTGCGTACCGCTCAGCCTCCGGTAGCTTACGAGGCAT